ATTTGCATTTCGCCATCTGTTGGTGAGTTATCATCTGTTCCACCAGAAAGACTAGAATATGCAGTACCTTGAGCATCAAATGCGTTTGATGCAGCTTGTCTTGTTGTTGTTGAAGTTCCCCAATCTGCTCCTGCAGTTGGGTGATCTGTCCACCAAACATATGCAGATTGATTGTTTAATACATCAACGTAATAGTTAGAAGAACCATTTGAGTTTTTTGCATCAGATGCTTTAGATAAAAATTCAAATTTTTCTAGAATTGCACCTTTTGTTCCTGTCCATTCACCATCTTCATCTATGATAATGAAATGAATTTCATCAAGAAGTGCTGTACTACCAGCGTTATTTGCGTAATCAGAAGTTCCGGGTGTTGCATCAAAATGATCATAATATGCCCATTTACGAATAGTAGAACTTTGACTAGAAACAGCTGCAAGAGCACCTTTTTCTGTACCTGTTCCTTCTAGAATACTTGTAATTGTTGCAGAAGTATCACTCGCAATAGCAGTAACTTTTATATATTGATATGCATATGGTGCAGAGTGTCTTAATTCTACAATATCACCTACTTTTAGTTCTCCATCAAAATCTGTACTAGAACCTGTCATAGTTGTTGCACCAGCAGCTACACTTACTGTTCCACTTAATGTGGAAGAATATGCGGCTGCAGTATCACAAGATGATATTCTAAGTGAGTTACCTTTAGTACCCGGATATTTTGCAGTAATAGGCACGGAACTTGATTGGCCAGCAGAAAAACTTGCATTATAATGATCTTCGTTTTTGATTAATTGACCAGCAGAACCGTTTGTTGCATTTACGTTACCAGTTATTGCACGGACAACTCTTAGATTGTTACTGTAAGCAAGATAGTTTGCAGCTTGAAAAAAGTATTTGAATGTATTTGCGTCAGGTTCTCCAAATGTTCTTACCAGTTCATCTTCGTTAGAAAGTAGAACAGGAGTGTCCACTGGACCCCATTGAAACACACCAGCAAAGGCTGCGTTTGTTGTTGCAACGGCAGGAATGATTGTGGTTAAATCCTTTTCAACAACCGTTACGCTTGGACTTAATGCGAAAGGCATTGTTTTATCTCCTAAAAAAAGTTTATTCAGAATTAGATCGTATTAGATCGAGTTAGATTTCTCTATTTCTAAATATATTTATTAAATTTTGATTTTTGATCAACCCCAATAAAGAGGTGAAGATGGGTTTTCGTAGCCTCTGTTGTTCATATCAACAGTCGACCAACGATTTCCTTTTGAGTCAACGAAAGAATCATCATTCATACCATCATCTATAATGCCGAACGGAGTTAAATCTGCTTCAATGTCATTCATTTGTTGTCCATAAATCTCTTTACGAATATTTATGTCCGTTAATTCTTTAAAATATTCTTGTGTAGTTAACCATGAAAAAAGAACAAGTGTCATTACTAAATCATCATGATGTCCTTCATCTGCTTCGTAAGAACTACCTTTTGAACAGAATGTAGTCATTTCTGATATGATATCAAAATCTTCTATAATAAGTTTATCTTCTTCTACGATTGTTTTTAAATTAGAACAACCTATTCTTTTAACTTGTTGTGTAGTTTTTACACCCAATGCAGAACTTCTGCCAAATCCACCCGTTACTCTTTGACCTGAACGACCTCTCATTGATGTAGATATCATGTGTTCGTATTCAATATCATAATGCAATATACTTGCAACTTGAAAACCAACATCATTATTTTCTATTAATATACTTGCATTATCATATTCACGAGCAGCCTGAGCGATTATGTTTGGATATAATAGGGGTGATATTTCATTGTCTCTAAATTTTGCAACAATTTTATATGGCATTTCTGTATGATCTATAATCGTAAATGCAGAATAATCTAGACCTGCACCTCTTGCAACATCTGCGATTAATGTGTATGCACGATTCTTTTCTGGTTTATGAAATACATCAAGTCCATTTTTAGAATATATTGGTGGTTTGTATGCAAGTGAACGTAGTTTGTGTCCACCTATGAGAGTCTTTGATGAACCAACGAACTCAGTTTCAAACTCTTTACGAAACTGATCTTCACTTGTATTTGCAATCGTTTCTTCTTTCCATTTTTGATCACGGCCGGGAACTTGAGTCCAATGCACATCAATAGGAACATATGAATTTCTTTTTTCTTCGGCATCTGTCCATATTTTATAGAATAAGTTCATTCCGTTAGGAGTAGATACCATAAAAACTTTTGTTGTTTTACCAGAGGATATTGTAGGATACACAGAACTGAAAAATTCTTCTGCGAAGTTGTGAGGAACAAATGCAAACTCATCAAGAAATATAATATTGTATGTGCCACCACGAACTGCACTGGAACTTGTTGCACTTGCGAGTATCTTAGAACCATTTTCTAGTTCAATACTTCCTTTGTTCCAAGATAGAATACCTTGTTGTAACCACTTTGGTAAATGTTCGTATGCTAGTCGCAGACGACCAAGAAGTTCCCTAGCCGTCTGCGATTTATTAGCGAGTAATGCAATACTTACAGTCTCATTGAATAAAAGATAATGTAGAAGGTATGCAATAATGGTTGTTGATTTACCTGATTGTCTAGGCATCTTACAAATTACAAAACGATTGTCGTGAAAAGTCTTTACCATATCTTCTTGAAAATCATACAAGTCGAAAGGAACAAGACCTTTGTCAACATGAACGATCTGAATATAATTCTGAATGAAATATATCGGATCTTCTTGACACTTCATGTACTCTTTTACTTGTTCTTCAGTAAAATTAACTTGTACATTAGATCGTTTTAAATTTGGATTACCATAGTAGGTATCAACAGTTTCTACCATTTAGAATACCAATTTAAATCCTGCTGCGTATGTATTGTCATCTGAATCACGATCTCTTTCTAGTTCTACAAATAATTTTGCGTTTTTTCCCAATCCTTTTTCTACACCTAATGCTAAAAATCCATCATCATTGGCTGTATTGGTATCACCAACAGCCGCAAGAACAGATAGATCACCTCCTAGTTTGTAGTTAGCGGAAAGTTCAACTGCTTTTACATCTGCGGAACTTTTTTGTTTCAATACAGAATATGTTGATCCTAGAGATAGATTTTTCACAAAAGGAACTTTAAGTGTATAACCTAATCCATAGTAATCTTTACTGTTTACATCATCTGATGCAAGAACAACACCTATGCCATTCCATAATGCACCCATTTCTGAGAAATCAATGCCATCATTACTGTTTGATTTACTTTGAGCGAGAAATGCAACGTCAGCGCCCATGAATTTTCTTTCAAATTTTAAAGTTTCAGATATTTTACTTCCGGGTGCTTGTAAAGAACCACCACCAACTACTGTAAAGATATCAGAATTACCACTTACAAACTCATCAAAAATACTTCTTACTCGGCCAATACTAATTGAACCAATACCTTTGTGATTTAGACCGATATATCCATATCGCCCACTCACAGTACTATCAGCACCACTTGCATTGAGATCGACACCTAGTTCGATTTTACCGAAGAAACTCAATTGGTCATTCAATTTTTGTGTACCTTTGATACCCACACGACTTGCTTTACTTTTCCATTGTAATTCATCTGTAGATTTAGTACCATCTTGACCATACATAGTACCTTGTCCATATAATTTAATTTCTGCACTTGCTACAATCGGAGCGAGTATCATAGCTCCTATAACAAAAATTGATGTTGCCAGTTTTTTAAACATTTACTTCTCCTTAAAAAAAGTTATTTGTTATCATTTTGAATCTTTTCATAATACAGAACTGCTTCTTTGACTCTTTCAGGAAGTTTATTGAAACCTTTATCTTCCTTCTTGAGTGAATCTATGTGATATCTTTTTGCAGCCCAGTCTAACGCATTGTCGAACTTTCTATTAAACCATGCACCCATTTTAGTATCTTCCCACCACTCATAAAATGTAGAACCTACAACTGCACTTAATATGCTAAGTGTAATCCACGTTATCATGTTGTTTATACCTCTTGTTTTGATTTAAAGTCTGCGATTGCAGTTTTAATAGCGTCCTCTGCTAAAACGGAACAATGAATTTTTACTGGGGGTAAATTTAATTCTTCTACGATTTGTGTATTTTGTATTTCATCTGCTTGATCGATTGTTTTTCCTTTCAACCATTCAGTTGCGAGTGAACTTGATGCGATTGCACTACCACAACCAAAAGTTTTGAATCTTGCATCTTCAATCAATCCATTCTCTCCTACTTGTATTTGTAACTTCATTACATCACCACATTCTGGCGCACCAACAATACCTGTGCCAACATTTGTATCTAATTTATTTAGTGATCCTACATTTCTAGGATTATTGTAATGATCAACTACTTTGTCGCTATAGGCCATATTAGTCCTCTATAAATTTTGTATCGCTTTTCCATACGTTTTTAAGTTTACTTGAATATTCTTCTATAGAATGATCAGAGAACCAGTCAATTGAACCTTTGATTAAATCACGAAAGAACCCTGATACTTTATCTTTGAATCTACTCCAATTTGATAGTCTTGCAACTTTTCCATTACTTGTAATATACTGTCTTACTCCATGATGTTTGAATCGTATTCGTGAAGGAACACAAGTAACAATATCATTATTATTTACAAATCGTTTGTGTGGTATATTAGAAATAGAATTAATAAAATTTTTACCACCACATCTTGGTGATCCATATGTGTATATTTTTATACTGTTATCAAAAACTTGATCAACTCTTGATGCAAATATAGTTGCCATGGCTGCACCTAGAGAGTGTCCACAAATCCAGACAGTTCTATGACCATCTTCGATTGTTCTTTTAAAACGACTTTGAAGTTTTTTCCATAACTTATCTACTTCTTCTTTGAATCCTTCATGAACATACCCTTCACCAGACATAGATTTTTCTTTTGTGATTTCTAAGTCAGCAGAAATATCACTAAACTTGTCTGGTTCTGTTCCACGAAATGCAACAATAATATGATCATCATTCCATACCATATGACATTGAGCACCTTCTACACTATAGTAGTTATGACTTTTAAATCCAACTTTTGCATATTCTCTTTTTGCAACAGTAGATGCTTTGTATGCAAGTGCTGAACATTCTGCAAAAAAATAATCTATCTTTTTAGGATCATCATATATAAAATCAAGGTTTTCTATGTCTGTGAAGTATGGTCTACTTTTTGGCATTGGTTACTCCATTTCCATTGTCTTTGAATATAACTTTTTCTAGTTTTAGTGTTTCTATTCTTGTATTTGGTACATATCTCCAACGATATGTGTGATCGTCATCTGATAATTGAAATATAGTTTGTTTTGCACCTATACTTATGATTAATGCTTTCTTTCCATCTAAAACTACTTGATCGCCTTGATTGAAATCTTTACTTAATTTAAACTTCATACCTTTTACAAAAGAGGTTGCGAAGTCTCGAATAGCAAGTACGACAATAATACTTATAATTGCTGTAGCCCAAGTTAATAATGATGGACTAATCTCTATCGGTGGAATTGGATTCATTTTTATTTCCCTTTATCAATTTTTGTAATTCATTTGTACTTCCAACAAACACAGCATTTTCTATGGCGTTTGTCACGTTATTTGGTATACTTTTAGAATCTCTCAAATCTTGCATTTTCTTTTGTAAGTCGATAAGTTGTGTGTTGACTTCTGAAACATTTTTTATCAACTGTGCAGCCACTTCATATGCTCTAGGGTGTTCACTTTCTTTTGCAAAATCAAGTATGCCATCTATTGCCTCTTGACCTTTTTCTATTAAATCATAATAGTTTTTTCTACTCTCTACATAATCATTACTTATATCAATAGACGGATCTTGTACTTTTGCAATCTCTTTTGTTTTTATAGGTATGATTTTGTTTGATTCAAACTCAATATCTAATGCATCACTTATTTGTTCATTTCTTTCATTTTCACTCATAATTTAATTCCTATGAAGGATCAGTTTCATTATAATTATCTTCACCTGTCTGACCTAGAAAGAAATCAGTTCTTGTTGTTGTGTATCCATAATCATCATCTGCATCAGCAGTAGTTGGATTTGGTACAACAACATGGCGAATAAGTTCTTTTCCGGGTTCAGTTGTTGTTCTACTTTCTGGTGTAGTATCAGCAGTTTGTGGGTAAGATTGAACAGTAACTTTCTTAATGAGTCCAGTTTCATTTGTCGGACTGTATAGAAATGCTTTTGCAGTA